TACTGCCAGACGGCAGAGACAGCGTTGCTACAGGGCAAACCCTTATCCGCGCTGGACTGGAAGTTTTTCTTCTTCTCCTGGTGGAAGAACCCGCAGTACGCAATCGACCCGGTAGAGTCTCTGCCGGTGCGCCTGATTGAATACTTCGCTGAGATGGAAGCGAAGCACGGCGTAGTTGTCAATGAGCGCCAGAAAGCATGGTATTACGCCAAAGAGAAAACACTCGGCGATGACATGAAGCGCGAATACCCGACCATTCCGGCTGAGGCGTTCCAGCAGTCGGTCGAGGGCGCGTACTACGCCAAGCAATTCCGCTGGCTCTACACCAACAAGCGGATCGGCCAAATCCCTGATAACTCACACCTGCCGGTCCACACGTTCTGGGATATCGGTGTGGGAGACTCAACGGCGATCTGGTTCGTTCGCGAGGTAGGCAATGAGTTCCACATCATCGACTACTACGAAAACTCCGGTGAGGGCCTGAGGCACTACATGAAGGTGCTGAAGGATAGGGGTTATGAGTACGGTGAGCACTGGGGCCCGCACGACATCGATAACCGTGAATTCGGTGCTGACGCCAAATCCCGCAGAGAACTTGCCCGTGAAGGGTATGAAATCGACGGGCAGGTTTACAGCATGACGTTTCAGGTGGTTCCGAGAGTGGGAATAGACACTGGCATTGAGTCGGTGCGCGAAATCCTTCCGTCCTGTGTATTCGATGAGGAGAAGTGTGCCGAGGGCATATCTCACCTCGAGGGCTACCGCAAGGAGTGGGACGACAAGCGCGGGTGCTGGAAAGATAAACCGCTTCATGACTTCACATCACACGGTGCTGACGGCTTCCGTTACTTTGCAGTAGCGAAGAACAATCACAAGCAGGTCGGCGCAGTATTCTTCTAAGGAGCTCATCAGTGAGTGAACAACAAAGCGAGGTTTCATTCCTCGTTAATGCCCTTGCTGATGCTATCGGGCGGCAGCGCATGCTGTACGCAGGCCAGCCGGGAAATACCAAACGCACGAAGTTGTGGGATGAGTTTGGCTATCCAAACAGTCTCGAGTTCGACCGCTACTACCGGGCCTACGAGCGCAACGCGGTGGCGTTTGCCGCAGTCCATAAGCTTCTCGATTCGTGCTGGGTTGATAACCCGACGATCATCGACGGCGACGGCGGAAAGGAGTCAACCGAGACAACGGACTGGGAAAAGTCAGCCACTAAGCTGCTGAAGAAGCACTGGCCGAAAATTAAGGATGCGGATCGCCGCAATCTTGTTGGCCGGTACTCGGCATTGCTCATTCAGTTCCGCGACGGCAGGGAATGGCATGAGCCGGTAGATCGGGCGAAGGTTAAATCCCTGCGAAATATCGGTAGCGGACCTATCGTTAAGCTAATCCCCGCGTGGGAATCGCAGATCAAGCCAGGCAACTTCGATACCGACACGCTTTCAGAAACGTACGGCCAGCCAGTCTCGTACAACTTCAACGAGCAGCCAGTTGGTGATGATGGCACGTATGGCCCGGTGCGCGGCGTTACCGTGCACCCAGAGAGAATCATCATTCTCTGCGAAGGCTCAGAAGACGAGAACATGCTCTCTGGCGTGCCTTTCCTGCGCGCTGGTTACAACAAACTTCTCGACCTCGAAAAGGTATCTGGTGGTAGTGCCGAAGGTTTCCTGAAGAATGCAAGTCGCCAGCTCGGGATTGCGTTCGACAAAGAAACCAACATTGCGAACCTGTCAAAGCAAGCCATAGAATCTGGCTACAAAGACCTGGGCGAGGCGCTTAACGACAAAGTCGCCAAGATGAACCGTGGCACGGATGCGGCCCTGGTTATGCAGGCCGGCACGCCGTCTGTTCTCTCCGTTGCGGCGGCAGACCCATCCCCGACTTGGACAGTGGCAGCCAACGAGTTTGCATCTTCGATCCAGTGCCCGTTCACCATACTGTTTGGTCAGCAGACGGGGCGACTTGCTTCCGATGAGGACAAAACAGACTGGGCGAAGCGCTGTAACGGCCGCCGCTGGGGATTCCAGTCGACGGTGATCGAGAGCGTGCTTGAGCGCTTTTGGACCGTAGGAGTAATTGACCCGCCATCATCAGGAGAGGTCACGCTGGCATGGTCTGATCTGCTCGCGCCGAGCGAAAAAGAGAAGATTGCCAACATGCAGGCAATGGCCGTCGTGGCGAAAGACACACAGCAGGCATACGGCACTCCGGCGGTGGATGAAAACGAAATCCGCGCAGTCGGTGAGCTGGAGCCTCGCAAGGTTGTGTCGCCACCTAACCCTGATGTAAAGCAAACCGATAAGGATCCGCTGACAGATGATGATGACAGCGCAAACCAGAATCGGGACGCCAATCGTACCGCGCAATAAAGCTGACCCGACGCAATCATCGCGGCAGGTCAGTCGGATGTTCAACGTTATCGAAGATCGGTATCTGAACATTAAGCGCAGGCTGAAGGCACTCTTTGACCAAAGGCTGACAGGACAGCAGCGAGAGGCGAACGCACAGTGGTCATGGATGATGTGCAACAACGAAGGTGCAGAGCCTTCGCTGTATCAGGTCAATGCCGGTAAGTTCATCTATGACATGACAGCTGCTGAACTGGCCGACCTGCTCCAGGTGGTGCAGTCGATTCTGGATGATGAGCTTCTTGAAGGCGGCAGTCAGAACCTGTGGGCGATGGACTACGTCATTGCAGAATATGACCGCGGCACGCTAAACGCCTTCACCAACCTGGCGGTGCAGTCGCAGGCGTACGCCAGTCAGACGACGATCCAGCAGCTTTTAAGCAGCCTCGGCTACCTGAACCAGATAGCGGCGGCAAGACTGACAACGTTCAGTGACTGGAAGGTAATCAGCGACACTGCCCGTGGCGACCTGGCCAACATCATCACCGATGCGGTAGCGCGCGGGGTGAATCCTCGCGAGACGGCCAGCGTCATCAGCAAGCGCCTCGATGTGTCGATGTCGAAGGCAAAGAACATCGCTCAGACTGAGCAGGTCGGCGCACTGCGGCAGGCACAATGGAATGAAACGGACTGGGCCGCTGACCGGCTGGGGCTGAATACCGGATTGCTGTGGCTGTCAGCGCTCAAGCCAACTACGCGAACCTGGCATGCCAGCCGTCACGGTAAGGTCTACACCACGGAAGAGGTGCGAGACTTCTACGCCGAGAACGGCAACCGGTACAACTGCTACTGCAGCCAGATTCCAGTGCTGCTCAACGACGACGGCAGCATCTTCAACGAAGGGCTGGCTGATAAGCTGAAGAAAGAGAGGAAAGCTTGGAAATCCGAGTCGGAGTGATATCATCATGTAAATGATAAAGTTGCTTAAAGGTGAGCAATGAGCAGTGTAACTCCGGCAGAAGTCGGTTCATTCTTTTTATCTCTGGTTGTTCCAATCACCACTGGGGTTGTGGCAGCAGGATTTACTGCATTTTTCGCTCTGAATCGATTTTACAAAGAAAAATGGTGGGAGAAGAAACATGCTGCGTACAATCAATTAATTGATAAATTATTTGAAATCAAAGCAATTTATTCCCATGCCTCAGATTTTTACGAGGCTGAATACAATGCTGGTATGTATGATAGGCCGCCGCCGAAAGGGTCTGTTGATTGGAATACATTCCATCAAATAAAAGCGCAACTCCATCGGTTTTATGTGCTCGCACCAATCTCTCTAAGCAATAATACAAGTGATTTGCTCAATAATTTCTTCAAGCAGGACGCTGATTCCGATCATAGTGTTTACGAAGAGGGTTACCCAGATTTTGTGGCATACAATGATATGACGATTGCGACCCAGCAACTTATTGATGCCATTGTCTTGGACGCTGAAAAAGAACTTAAATTTAAATAACCTCAGAACCCCTGAAGGTCGCTACGGCGGCCTTTTTTATTGCCAGATATCCAATAACGAGGACCCAGCATGAAACGCAACCGCGTTAACGTGCTGACCGTCGTCAACTCCGCTTCAAACATCACCACTGAAACCATCGACGGAAAGCCACACATCGTGGTTCGCGGCATCACGCCTGTCGTGGACGATATCGTGATGAACCGGAAGTTGTACCCGGCAGCAGAAATCGAAAAGGCCTACAACACGCTCGAGTGTAACCCGATGCCGCTGGGCCACCCGAAAGTGGACGGCAAGCATGTATCGGCGCGCGATGTCCGGGCGGTGAACGAGTATCACGTCGGGGCCTGGCTACAGAACGTCAGCCACAAAGACGGGAAGGTGATGGGCGACATGTACGTTAACCGCCAGTACGCCGAGTCGAGCGACAAGGGCAAGCGCCTGATCAACCGCCTGGATGAGATGCTGGCCGGCACCAACTCTGACCCGATTCACATCTCCACAGGACTGCTCTATTCCGGTGTCGCCGCCAACGGCGAATCGAAGGGCAAGAAGTACAACGAGATCGCCACCAACATGATGTTTGACCATGTGGCGGTGCTGCTCGATGAGCCTGGCGCCGGTACGCCGGAAGAGGGCGTGGGCATTTTCGTTAACTCAGAAGGTGATGAGCAGCAGATTGAAGTTGCCCGCCTGGCTGATGGCATCGACTGCACCCGAGACGGCCTGCTCAACAAGACAAAATTTTTCTTCACCAACGCCTCTAACTTCTCATTCGACGATATCTCCCGCGCTATCAGCGACAAGCTGCGCGAGGGTGATACCGAAGATAAGTGGCTTTGGCCTGAAACGGTGTGGCCGGACAGCTTTATCTACCGCAATGACACCAAATACCTGAAGCAAAAGTACCTCATCGATGACGACGGCAAGGCCGTGTTCGTCGGCGAACCTGTAGAAGTCGTGCGCAAACCCACTGAGTACGAGATTAAAACCAACGGAGAGAACGATCCGATGAAAGAACTGATTATCAATGCGCTGCAAGCCGCTGGTAAGCCGACTGAAGGCAAGTCCGACGCCGAGCTGATGGACGCATACAACCAGATGAAGGCCGAAGAAGCCACCGCCAAGAAAAAAGGCGATGAAGAAATCGACCCGGAAACCGGTAAGCCCAAGAAAAAAGAGCAGGCCACCAATAACGAAGAGATGCCAGCGTGGGCGAAAACACTCGCCGATCGCGTGGACGTCGTTTTCAACAGCCTGAACGCGAACGCCGACAAAGAGAAAGGCGAAAAGCGCGCGGCTGTGAAGTTGGCGATGAACATGAGCGATGAAGAAGTCGCAGATCTGGACGGCAAGGCACTCGACGCCATGTATGCCAAGTGCCAGACCTCCTTCGGCCTGAACGGTGCGTTCCGCCAGGCTACTAACACCCAATCAGTCAGCGAAATGCCGGAGTAAAAAATGGCTAAAGACGGAAAGCATATTATCCACGCCGGCGGCGTGTTCCCTAATCCGCTGCTTAACCGCGAAGGCGGGGCGGCTGCATCGACTCTGCCTGGTACTGTTGGCTTCTTCAGTACTGCTGACAAGTTCACGGCCTCTGTGGTCGGGGCAGAATCCGCCATCAAGTATGTGGCAAACAAATACTACCTGCGCTGCCTGAGTGTTGATGACGCAATCCCAGCCAATGAATTGGTTGTTGGTATTCATCCGCTGCCTGGCATGTTCCTAAATGTGCGAGCAGCAGCGGGCACTTACACCAAAGGCCAGCCGGTTGCAGTAGCCAACGGTCAGATCACTGCGGTTGTAGATGATGCCGCCGTATTCGCTTATGTCGAAGAAGATAAAGCAGTCACTGCGGTGGCGGGCGATCTGATTCGCGTTGTGTTCAAATAAGGAGCACTGAATGTTTGTATTCTCCAAGTCTATCGGCGAGAAGACCGGTAACCTCGCGGTAAACCAGGCGCAATGGCGCGCTCTCGAACTTGAGCGAAACGCCAGTGCTCAGGCAGCAGCTGATTTTCTGGCGCGCACTCAGTTCCGTGGCGATGCAGAAAACGCTCCTTATCTTGATGCGGTGAACGCAGTTGACGATATTCGTCGCCTGTATCGCGCTTTCGACACAACTGTTCTTCAGCAGTTCGAGCCGAATACCGAGTTCACTCTGCTGAACGATCTAATGCCGCTTTCTCGCTCCGTTCGAATCGAACAGTCTCGTTACGACTACGCTCGTACCGGTGGACGCGGCTGGGCTCACACTTCCATGTCCGGACAGGTCGGCGCGGCACTCGATGCTCGTAGCTATTCCTTCGATGGCACCATGGTGCCTATCCACGACTCGGGCTTTAAGTTCGAATGGCGTGATCCAATCTTCAACAGCCCGCAGGCATTGCAGTCGCAGGCTGATGCGCAGCGTGGTTCGGTTGAAGACGTTCAGCGTCGTTACGTTGACTACATCTTCAACGGCTTCCGCGATAAGGCTGGCAACTTCGCAGTATTCGACGGCCTGACCTGGAAAGGGCTGCGTGACGATGAGCGTGTAGCGCAGATCGACCTTGGCGCTTCCGGCCTTAACATCGACTTCACCTCTGGTACCGCAACGTCTCAGGCTATCCGCGCCGGGGCAATCGCACTGCGTGATCAGATGCGTCGCGTAAACAACCAGTATGCAGAGCAAACCTGGTACGTATCCGGAGAAATCATCTCCAACCTGGAACGCTACTTCTCCGACAACTTCCAGTCCGGAACGATCATGGATGAAATCCTGAAGCTGACCGGCGTTGCGGCGATTAAAGAAGACAGCCAACTGTCAGGTAACGAAATCGTCATCGTTCCGCTGTCTGCTGGCGTCATTGCTCCAATCGTCGGCCAGGCTATCGGTACCGTTGCATCTCCGCGTCCTGAGTACAACAGCGACTACATCTGGCGCACCTGGGGTGCAATGGGGTTGATGGTCAAGCAGGACATCAACAACAAATACTCCGTAATTCACGCATCAAGCTAAGGATAAATCATGGCACTGGTAGAAATCGTGGCAAGCAACCTGCACGCCGGTGCCAACCTCCGCAAGCTGGAGGTTGGTTCAGTGGTGGATGTGGACGATGCAACAGCTGAGCGCTGGATCAGCACTGGCAAGGCGAAGGAGACCGACAAGAAGAAAGGCGAGAAGCTTACCTTCGAAGTGGCTACTCCTTCAGCTCCTGCGACAGATCTGACGGCCATTCAAAAGCAACTCGCCGACGCACTGGAGCAGAACCAAAAGCTAATCGCCGATGGTGAAGCTAAAGACAAGGCTCATGCTGACGCACTGGCAGTAGAAACAAAACGCGCCGACGATGCCGAAGCAGCACTGGCGGAAGCAATCAAGAAGGCGAAATAACCATGGCTGACCCAATCACAGCGGCAGACGTGCAGGCGTTCCTCGGTGAATTGGGTTACTCAGGAGGGTATAAAACATGGCTGTAGTGCAGATAACGGCGGCGCAGGTTAAACAGCAGTTGTCTGCGCTTGGCTATACCACCGTTCCTGACTTCATGATCGACGCCTACCTGTGCAAGCTGGCGAAGATAGAACCCTGCCTGATTGCCGCCGGTTACGACGATTGCGATCTGATGCTCATCCAAGTGTACGCAGTCACCTTGATGGCTCTGACGGCGTACACGCAGCGGATTAAGTCGCAGGGCGCTCCGTCCGGTGCCTCTCGCTCGTTTGACTACGGCGAGAGCGTGCTCAACATGCGTGACGCGCTGCTGGCGCTGGATACGTCTGGCTGTACATCAGGATTACCCATTGATGTCGGTCAGAAAGTAGGGTTGTTTCTCGTTGTTGGTGGGTGTTAGTGCTGATAAAATATCCACGCGGCTAGGCTGATCACCGAAAGCAGAGATCGTAGACTCTGTTGCCGCAACCTCAATCTACGCGACCTTGCTACGAGGGTTACATGGATATCTGCACAGAAAAAAATCTTCCTGTGGACTACCTGCGAAAGCTGCTTGATTACGATGCACTTACTGGCGTTGTTAAATGGAAGCCCCGCGCTTTAGAGCATTTCAAAAGCGAGCGAGATTCTAAAATTTGGAACACTCGCTATGCTGGCACTGTTGTAGGGGTTCAGAATCGCAGGGGATACCTGGTATTCAAGCTTAATAAGCGATGCTACAGGCTTCATCGTGTTGTCTGGGCGATTCACTACAATGAGCACCCAGAAATCTTTATCGACCACATTAACGGTGATAAGCGGGATAACAGGATATCCAATCTGCGTCTCGTCGATGCTGAGGGTAATGCCAGAAATCGTAAAACTCCTTCGTCAAATTCATCTGGGATTATCGGCGTTAGGTGGGATAAGCGATATGGAACCTGGAAAAGCACCATTGGCGATGAAGGAGAGGATGTGTCTCTTGGCTCATTCGATAACCTTCTTGATGCCGCTGCGGCAAGAAAATCAGCAGAGGTGAGGTTCGGTTATCACCGAAACCATGGCAGATAACAAGACTTCAAACGACCAACCGCCTCCGGGCGGTTTTTTATTGGGCGCAATTCATGAACTGGAAATCAGTTAAGCACGGCCTGCCACGCTCATTCACCCGCGTCTGGGTGATGACCGATACCGGGCGGGAGACTACCGGCTACGTGAAATCGGACGGCGAGTGGCATATCAACTGCCCGCGCATCCGGGCGACTGGCGCCAAGGTGATGAGGTGGAAAGAATGAAGCGAGGCGGGTTACTGAAAAACAGCAGACTTTATCGTGTTGGCGAAGTCGTTATGGACTCTTGCATCCCACCGACCGCCATTAAGCGCAGTGAGCAACTTAAAGGCCAGGGAGGAAACGTAACGGTTGTCCTGCGCTGGAAGGAGGGCTGATGTCGAGCATTGCTTCGTGGAGCTATACAGCCACTGCAACCGTCTGGCGCAAACAGAACGGTGTGACCGACGAATACGGCGATCCAGTTAATGGGTACGCCGCACCTGAAGTAATCATGTGCGATTACGAAGGCGGTTTGTCAAAGCGTATCGGCAGCCTTGGCGCTGAAATCGTCGTTAAGAACACCGTCTGGACAGAGTTCGCGCTGGCGTCCGCCGGTGATTATCTGCTGATTGGCGAATCGACCGAAGCGGACCCGGTTGTCGCTGGTGCCGACGAGGTGCGGCAGGTTATCCGCTACGCCGACACGTTCGAGCGACTAGCGGATGACTATGCAATTTTGACAGGCATCTAGCCATGGGTATCAAAGTTAAAGGTATCGATCAGACCATTGCTAAGTTGAACCGCATGATTGGTGACGTTAAAAGCGTACGCATCATCCGGGCTTTGTACCTGGCATCCGAACAGGTTCTTGAGTCAGCTGCTGTGATAACGCCAATAGACACATCAACCCTCGTTAACTCTCGGTTTATCGATTTTGATTCAAGCGGCAATCGAATTACGGCAAAGGTTGGGTTTTCAGCCTCGTATGCAGCCTATGTTCATGATGCACCAGGCAAGTTGAAGGGCCAACCAAGGGCGCACTTCGGCACCACCAGATCAGGCAAGCAGTTTGGTGGTGGGACAGAGCAAGGCGTTTATTGGGGGCCTGGGGGCGAGCCGCAATTCCTGAAAAAAGCTTTTGAACAGGTTAAGCCACGAATCCCTGAAATTATTGCAAAAGGCATGAAGAAATGACCCCACCAATGGCCGACCGAGTACGTTCAATGCTGGTTTCTGCCGGACTTACGACGGCCTTTACCTGTCAGAGTTTTTTCTGGGATGACAGTGGCAATAAGTCTGAGGCATTCATGGTCTTTAAGCCAGCTGGAGGGGGCATACTCCGTCAGGATGAAGGTGGAACATACATGGTTCAACTGGATGTGATCAGTGCCATTAATGAGGACCGCAAAGCGAATACCGCAGCTATGAGCATTATTGATTACGTACAGGCTAATCCTATTGCGGACCCCTGCATCGGATACATCGAGTCCTACGGTATGCCTCAACCAATGCTAACAGCAGAGGGGCGGGCGGTATTTTCGCTGCGCTTCCGCTGCGTATACGGCGAATAACCCTATCCACAACCATCAGGCTGCCATCCGGTGGCCTTTTTTATTTGAGAGGTACACATGCAAGGCTGTGCTAATGATTTTGGCAAGCTGATCGGGAAAGTAGCTGTGCTACGCATGGCCTTTGGCTGCCCCGACGCAGTGCCATCGCTTTCTGAATGGAAGCGTCTCGGCGCGATGACCACGAAAGGTTTCGATTACTCAATGAATACAGTCAGCTCTGAGGCTGATGATTCAAAGGGTCTGGTTGAAAACCTGGTCAACAACATGGACTTTACAGTCTCCGGTGACGGCGAGTTCCGCAAGAACGATAAGTCTGTAGAGATTGGCGCGATCCACATGTCGAAATACATTTTCGATGAAGTGCAGGCTGGCCGTCAGCCAACCGTCTGGGTTCGTTTTGATTTTGCCGGGGAAGACGCTGGCACTTATATCATGGGGTATTTCAACACCACCTCGTGGTCAGGTGACTTCGGAACCAGTGATATTTCAACTTTCTCCGGTGAGTGGAAAGTCTACGATGCCGACACGGTTGTGTTTGAGATCGCTGGAGATGCGCTCGCCTTCACAACCAACCTTCCTTCAACGAAAACCGTTGCGACTGGATCGGCGCTCAACATCAGCGTAGCTGTTACAGGCGGTACAGCTCCGTATACGTATGTCTGGAAAAAAGATGGCTCAGCAGTGAGCGGTCAGACTACAGCGACGTTCAACAAGGCGAGCGCAGTCTCGGGTGATGCTGGTTCATATACCTGTGAAGTTACCGACTCTGCTGGCACGCCAGTAAAAATCACTTCAAACGCCTGCGCTGTCACTGTCAGCTAATGGCTATTCCAAAGGGCAGCGTGCTGCCCTTGATAATAATCATTAAGGCAAGAGCATGATCCCGTTAACAGACATTGGTGAGGTTGTCCTTTCAAGCCGAAAGGATGGCGAGAAAGAGTACCTTCTAAGGCCATCATTCGCTGCAATGACCAGAATCGGTTCGCCGGAAGAGATCGTTGCGGCATACGCAACCATCCATGGCAGTGATGTGCAAAACCTGATTGCAGCATGCGCTTCTAATCTTGGGCGTCTTCCTGAGTGGCTATCACCACAACTTTATCGCATGGCTGAAAAGATCCTTTCTGTTTCCATGCAGGTGGTTCAGGCGTGCTGTGAAGATGATTTAACCCCGATCATAGGGGAGTGGAAAGGGTGGTCAAGATACATAGTTTACCGGCCCGGCGCGCTAAGCCGTAATGACATTATTGTCATCGCCCAACACCTAATGTCCCATGGCGTTATAGGTAAAGCCAAGGTCAGGAAGTTGCAGCGGCATGAAACCAACTCGACAACAACAGCATTCAACGCCATTGAGTATATCAATGCTGCCCGCACTCATTTCGAAATGACGCGTGAAGATGCCGCGCACCTGACGATGACGGAGTTTGCGCTGCTTCTGAACGCGAAATATCCAGACCAGAAAGGGCTGACTCGAGAGGAATACGACGCAGTAATGGATGATGACGAGCGTCGCTGGCAAGAAAAAATGATGCGCGAACAGCAAGAACGGTCAATGAAGTAGTAGCTAACATATCCATGGAGAACAGCAATGTCGGAAAATTTAGGTGGTATTGATATCACCATCGCATTGGATACCGCTCAACTTCTTGACGGTGCCAAGGATGTGCAGAACGCGCTGAGTCAGATAGACAGTTCATCAAAAAAGACTGGCCAAGAACTCGATGGGCTTGATAACAGCACGTCTCAAACAGGGTCCGCGTTTACTGAGCTTGCTGGTTACGCCAACTCCATGGACAACCAGCTGCGCAAGCTGAACACCAACGTGAGCGGAATCGCCCGCGCAATGGAAGAGGCCCGCAGCGGTACCGGCGGTGCTAGCAGTGAATTCAGCCGTGCCGAATCCATCATCGAGGCGCTGGGTAACCAGTTGGCTGTGCTGGACGAAGCGCAGGAGAATGGCGCGCGTAGTGCCGCAGTCCTGGCTGCACAGTTGCGTGCAGGGTCGAAAGCCACCGACGAAGAAAAACAGAAGATCGGCGAGCTTACTGGTCGCCTGTATGACATGAAGACTGGCGTTGAAAATGGCGCGAAGGGCACTGGAAACTGGAAAACCAGCATGCAGCAGGCCGGGTACCAGGTTCAGGACTTCATCGTACAGGTGCAGGGCGGGCAGTCTGCGCTGGTGGCGTTTGCTCAACAGGGCTCGCAACTAGCTGGCGCATTCGGACCTGGCGGCGCGGTGGTTGGCGCCATAATCGCGCTTGGTTCGGTACTGGCAGGCGTGCTGATTACTTCGCTGAATGGCGGTAAGAACGCCATGGATGCGCTGAAAGACGCAGCTGAAGCGATGGATAAGGTGATCACCATTTCATCGCAAGGTGTGGCCGCACTTTCAGACAAATATGCCGCCCTGGCGCGCGTAAATGCCGACGTAGCTACTTTGCTGAGAAATCAGGCGCTGCTCGAGTATAACCAGGCCATCTCAAAGATTCCGAAGGCCATTAGTGACGCGTCTGATGCTTTCATCACTTTAGGTGATCGCGCACTGGCGGCGGTGGGCGGTGCTTCGCCAAGCATCAAGAAATTCAACGATGAGCTGTCAGCTCTTGGCGTAACCACCACTGACTGGAGTCAGGCCATTCAACAGGCCAACAGCCAGGGACAATATGCCTCAGGTATTGTTAACTCGCTTTCTGCAACGGTGAGCACCCTTTCATCACGCCTCGGCATCAGCAAGCAATCAGCGTTTGATCTGGCAAGAGAACTATCAGATCTGAGCAATAACCCGTCTCCGGAAGCACTTCAGGAACTGGCGAAAAAACTCCAGGAAATGCAGTCCTCATCCAAAGATGGGCAGTCAGCTATTGCTGAACTGGCAGGTAAGCTTGTTGATCTGGCAAGAGAGGCAGCCAACGCGAAGATCAACGTAGACAGCCTGAATAATTCCACGGATAACCTTACCGCCGGACAGAAGAACCTGATCAAACAGTCTGAGCGTAACCTGGCACTATCGAAGCTCCAGGGTGAGGCTCGCGCACGGTTGCAGGCTCAATATGCTGCCGAAGATGCCGGATTCGCTAAGGATGATCCGCACGCCAAACAGATGGAGGATGACGCTGCCGCTACGTATAAAAACACGCAGGCGCAGAAGACTCTCCAGTCCGAGCAGAAGAAGGGGGCCTCCCAGGCTGAGTCTATAGCTCAGAAGCTGGCGAACCTGAAACAGCAATCAGAATTGGCAGCTGATTCAACGGAGGAGCTAAGCAGAGAGCAGGCCATATTACGTGCTCAGCAGTCACTGGGTAATTCTGCAACCCAGGAGCAAATCAAAAAGGCCGGTGAATATGCAGCAAAAGCATGGGATGCATCAGCAGCAGCAAAAGGGGTAACAGAAGCACTTAAGGCAATGCCTTTGCAGGCGGAGAATAAATCCTACGCCGAATCCATGCAAAATCTGAAGGCCGCACTGAACGCTGGGAAAATAGATCTCAAGGAGTATAACGCTGCCACGGAGAAAATGGCGCTCGAGCACCAGAATAACCTCGCCAAGATTAACGCCCAGGCCACAGTCAATCCGGTAGCTTCTGCCCGAGCCGAAGTTGACCCGGTACAGCAACTGGTGAACGAAAATAACCAGAAGTTAGCCCTGATGCAGCAATATCAGCAGCAGGAACAGGCGATACTCCAGCAAAGTTACCAAAAAGGGAAAATAAATTACGATCAGTTCGTTGCTGCAAAGGCAGCTACCGATGCCCAGTACCTTGCCTTAAAGACTGCGCAGGAAAACCAGTTCAATGAGCAGATGACAGCCGCTCAGTGGCAATTGCTCAGTCAACAAGGTCTTGGTTATGAAATGCTGACAAGCGCGGTGGATGCGTTTTCAGGTAATGCATCTAATGCGTTAACCGGGCTGATCACCGGAACGATGTCAGCGCAGGATGCTATGCGCTCACTCGGTAACACGATGCTGAATAGCGTGGTCAATGCGCTAGTCCAGGTTGGAGTTGAGGCTCTCAAAAACTTCATTATCGGTCAGACATTGGGCGCAGCAGCTACTGCTGCTGGAGCATCTCAGGCGGCGATTCTCGCTTCGGCCTGGGCTCCAGCAGCTGCCCTTGCGAGTCTGGCATCATTCGGTGCGAACTCTGTTCCCGCAATGGCCGGGATAGCTTCAACCGTAGGGTTGTCGAAGACGCTGGCGGTTGCTGGCGCAAGGAAGAACGGTGGACCTGTATCTGCTGGCAGCATGTACCAGGTCGGCGAAGGCGGAATGCCGGAGATTTACCAGGCCAGCACCGGTAAGCAGTACATGATACCGGGCGACAATGGCAGGGTGATCAGCAATAAGGACATGACTGCCGGAGGCGGTGGAATTCAGGTTAGCGTCATATTCAATGATATGTCATCAGGACAGCATATGTATGACGCCAGAGCCACGCAAGCTGGAAATACTCTGACTGTCGAGGCGTTCGTTGCCGATATGAACAATGGGGGCATTATGAGTCAGGCAATCACAGGAAATACTACTGCCAAACGCACGCCAAGGGGTCAGGGCTGATGCCAATTATCGACTATCCCGACTGGCTGCCGCTGGCGCAGAAGGCCAGCAAAAACATGACTCTCGATACCGGGTTTCAGGCCGATCAGCCAGCGGTCGGCCCGGCTATCTTCGAGAATCAAACCGACGACCTGAAAGTGACCTGGTCACTGACGTGGATCTTCACTCTGGCGCAGGAACGCACTTTCCAGCAGTGGCTACGCAGCCCGAACTATCTCAACCGAGGCCTGAACTGGTTCCGGATGAACATCAATCTGGGCGGCAGTGGCCTCCAGTTGCAGGAGCTTCACTTCACGCAGATGCCGGTGCAAACCAGTATCGACGGCGGGGTGGTGACATGGACAGGAACCGTTATTGCCAACCATCTGTACAACGCTGACGACGAGTTTGACGACATCATTGTTGAGCTGCCGCCGCCGTGGCCTTCAGTGCTTGATATCGTGGTGACTGGCTATCCGGACGGACGCGATCCGGAAAGTCTGCCTCGAGTTGTTTGATTTTCATCCATAAGTTGCAAATGGTATAATTAATAAGCGCCTAGGGTAGCTCCCGAAAAGGCGGAACGTAGACCGCTCTGGCGCAACCATCCATCTACGAAACCTTCTACGAGGTTTATATGAACTTTATTACTCCTCAATATCTTTCTGAGTGTTTTGACTATAACAAAAATACAGGGGAGCTATTCTGGAAAGCTCGACCTATTCACCATTTCAACAGCTTAAAAGGTCAGCAAACTTTCAATGGGCAGTTTGCCGGGAAAAAAGCTGGAAGAGCAAATAATCGCGGTTATTTCAGAATTGCTATTAGTGGCAAGGAGATTCTAAACCACAGAATAGTTATAGCCTTGGAGACAGGCGTGATGCCTACTGACGAAGTGGACCATATCAATGGGATCAGAACCGACAATAGGTACGAAAATTTAAGAGTGGTCTCGCGGCAGACAAATGCCAAAAACATGAAATTAAATATCAATAATACCAGCGGGATATCTGGCGTATCTTGGAATACAAGAAAATCAAAATGGAAATCAGTAATCTGGATGAATTGTGTTGAAAAACATCTTGGGTACTTCGATTCCATTATTGACGCCTTCAATGCCAGGGTAATAGCAGAGGTAAACATGGGTTACCATAAAAATCATGGAAGGATCCCCTGATGCCATCTTTTCGCCAATATAAGCAGCAACGTCCGACGCGCGGACTGTACGACACCATCACGTTCTATCACCCATCATTTGGCTACGTCCGCCTTGTCGATAAGCAGTTCTTCCCGAAGACACTTGGCGGCCAGACGTACAAGCCAGCGCGATTTGAAATCGAAGAGAGCCAGCAAAGCGGCACGCCGGTGATCGACGCGACGGTGAAATTAGGACGGCTGTCGTCGGACATCAAAGCGCTGATGAAGGAGTGGAGGGGGGCGACCAGGCTGACAGCCATCACGGCCACGCGGCAGATATTCGACAGCGGAGACGTGTCTGTGCCGATTAAGTCCTGGCAGTTATACGTCAAGACGGTAGATATTGATGCCGACGCCGCATCGGTCACTCTGTCTGTGACCAACCCGCTCAATAATAATATTGGAAAATTATACGATCCCCGCGAATACACTGGACTCCAGTACCTATAAGGAATCCGCATGACTAAAGATGAATTTATCCGGCGGGTTATCGGAGTACCGTGGGCTAACCGGGCCTGTTCGTTCGAGAAGGTGGATTGCTGGGGGCTGGTGGTGCTGTATTACCGCCATGTCATCGGCATAGAACTGCATCAGACGCCCGACTACGAAGCCGGTGAGGACTTCTTCACCTGCTATCAGGGAGACGTGGTTTTCTGGCACCAGGTCGACAAGCCAGTTGAGGGCGGAATATTCGTCGGGTACCGCGGAGCGCAACCGGCACACGTTGGCCTGGTGCTGAACCGGATGGCGCTGCACTCGCGCGGCGAGAACGGAAGCGTACGCATGGACTCGTTGCTGGTCATTCAGCGGGCATTTACAAAGGTGGAGTATTTTTCGTATGGCGTTGATTGAACTCCAGCGTTTCCCGGGAACGCCAAAAGAACGCTACAGGGTGCCAAATGGCACCCTTTTTTATGACTGGCTGGCGGCCAATGACGCTACTTTCCACCGCGACCTGCTGATCGTCCGCAATGGCGTGAAGTTGGGCGACGATGACGAGCTGTCGTTTGAGCTTAGCGAACTGGACCACATCCAGATATTCGACCAGCCGAAGGGCATTGTCGGCGACATTCTGAGCCCGATCTTTAAAGTGGTGGGCCAGGTGTTTTCGTTCCTGGCGCCGAAGCCAGCTATCGCAAACAACGGCGGAAATACCGTCGACTCACCAAACAATAGTCTGACCGGTCAGACAAACACCGCGCGTGTGTATAAGGCCAAGCCAGACATATACGGCCAGATTCGTTCGTTCCCGGATCTGATTCAGGAGTCAGTATTCGAATACGTGCACCAGACGTCCACCGACGGCGGCCTGAAGTACGTCACGGAATGGATGTGCATCGGGATCGGCAAATACGATTACGAGTCTGTGCGCTACTCAGAATCAAGCCTCGGCTCACTGGCTGGTGCCGAATTCCAGTTCTTCCAGCCAGGCGAAGTTATTCCGCAGATCGTTGAGGGCTACGGGTTCGATGACGTCGACGGGCAGGAAGTACCAGGGCAGAACGAAGCGGGTGATTTTCCGATAGAGACGGCGACGGCAAATACCGTCGTCAGCGGAACGTATTCCGGCGGCCAGATAGCGATGAAAATCGTGAAACAAGCTGAGTTTGACTATTTTATGGGCTTGGTTCTGCCGCACGCTGTGACCTTCACCATCAACGTGACATACAGCACTGCATCAGGCAGCGTTACTACCGATGCGACATTCTCCGGAACCCTGATCTCCGCCGTTGAAACGAACGACGGCGCTGTGGTTAACCCGGTGCGCTGGTACACGTTTACGATGAGCGACCTGCAGGAACCGCAGGACATACCTGCGACAGCGACCATCAACACCACGAAGTTCATTCTCAATGACAACGAGGCTCTGATCGTCGGACCGTTCTTCTCCCCGGTTGAGTCAACTCAGCTTTGGCTGCATACACAGTCCAGCCTGGGCGGAAATAAGGAAACTAACTGGAAGGTCGTCCTCTGGAAAATCGACGACGATTACAACCAGGTGCCAGGTACGCAGCAGACTTTCACATACCGGCAGACGACCCCGCATGATTCCACAAGTGAGGTGTTCTACCGCACTGACAAAATCACACCTTCCGGGGGATTCGGAAAGTACGCGGTCAGCTTCCAGCGCACAGATAACTCCAGTGATGCAAGCCTGTTGAAGGTCGAAGAGATCCACAGCATCAATATCAGGACAAACGTCGTTCACCCGACCGACACGCTGGTACGTGTGAAGGTGAGGGCGACAGAGAACGCCCTTGGCAGCCGAGAGCGTAAATATAACGCTCTGGTGACGCGGCACACCATCACGTACGACCTGGACACGCAGACGGTGGATTACACGCTGCGTCCGTCGCGCTTGTTCGCTGATGCAGTGGCGCACACCTGGCTCATCATGGGTGAGCAGCCGGTAAGCAGCATTGACCTGTACGGCCTGTACTCGATTGCTGAAAGCCTGCCTGATGAGCGCCTGGGTTACTTCGACTACACGTTTGATGACGAGAACGACTCGCTGGGCGACCGCGTGCAGGCGATCTGCAATGCGGCGTCGGTTGTGGCGTACTGGGATGACGGCGTGCTGACGTTTACCCGTGACCAGAAAGTGGATTACCCGGCTGCAGTATTCAACCGGGCCAACATGAAGACGGACGAGTACAAAATAACGTACGAGTCCACGCTGCCAGGCGGTTATGACGGCGTGCAGGTGTCATACGTCCACCCGACAACAAACAACAAGACGTACATCAACTACCGCGTGGTGAACGGCGCTATCGTCGAGCAGGAAGCTGAGAACCCGAACAAGCTGGAGATCGTCGGCTTCCGTAATGAGTATCAGGCCCGGGAGCGAGCTCTGCGCGAAACCAAGCGCCTGATCTACTCCAGGGTGAAGATGAATGCCAAAGTGTTCGAAGACGGCATTATCCAGGTTGGCAGCGTCATTCAGATGCCGGACATCTACGACAGCAACCAGCAGCAGGGTTACATAACAGGCCGCACCGGGAATGACTTTGATACCAGCGAACCGATCACCTTTTCCGGGGATATGTTTGTCTTGGTAACCGACAGTCTTGGCAATCCCACTCTGCGTTATCCAGCCACCGCCCGTAGCGACACGAAGTACGGCTTCACCGCGGCTATCCCCAACATTCAGCTCAACATATGGAACGGAGACACTGTGCAGCTCCCGTCGCGCTATCTCATTGCGACAGTGGAGGAGCTGGACAGTCAGCTATGGACGGTCAACAGCATCAAACCGAACACAGATAACACGGTATCTCTGACCGTCGCGGAATACAGCGACGCCATCTACCAATAAGAACCGTCCCCGACCAACCTAACCCGGCCACCGCGCCGGGTTTTTTTATGGAATCAATATGGCTACGCAACCTACCAATTTGCCTGTCCCAAGTGAATCCCCTCGCGATCTGAAGTTTAACGCGGGAAAAATTGACGAGTTCGTTACCTCATTGGTTAACACCTATGTTGACCGGTTTGGTAACGAGCATTACACCATCGAGGGGCTGCGCTGGCTGGCTCAACAGGCTATTGCTCAGTATGGATGGATCCTCATTGACTCCTTCCAGGACGGCGCTAATATCACCCTGCCAAACCAGGCGCTACGTGACGAAGATACCGGCGAATATTATCGTTGGGACGGCGCGCTGCCGAAGCATGTGGATGCCGGCTCTACGCCATCATCTTCCGGCGGGGTTGGCGTAGGCGCGTGGGTAGGTATTGGTGATGCGAGCCTGCGAGCAATGCTAGCTACATCTGCGGGCGCGGGAATGATCGGCGCGCTGGACTCAGATGGAAATGCAACGACTGTTCAGAATGCAATCGGCCATTATCGCGCCTATACGGTTAAAAAGAGATTAGATGAGGAGTTGAGCGTTGGTGCGATCGCCGGGGTAGATCCGACAGGCGCTACTGATTCGACGGCAGCTCTTAACGGTTTCTTTTCCCTTTTAAATACTAATGGAACCAGGACAAGCGTCCGTATCCCGGCGGGGACGTACCTTACTACCGGTTTAACTATTAACAATACGTCTTTGGTTATCAAAGGTGCAGGTGAATACCCTTACGGCGCATCCACAACTAAAATTAAAGCTGCGGCCGCCAATACAACATTGATGACATTCACAAGAAGTGGTTGTCGTATTGAAGGCCTTCTTTTTGAAGGTTTCGAAGCCGCAGTTAACTTTGGTGCTACAGAAACATGTACCGGCGTGAAGTTCCAGCCGTCAACGGGCACGCTTGCAGACATCGATAGCACTGTGCACGGCTGTACATTCTTTTGCCTGAAGAACGGTGTGGTTGGGTATGGTAGAAACCTTACTCAGCGGCTTAATGGTTATTCGCATGTCGCTTTCCCAATAACTCTTAACTACGTGCCTGGTCAGCAATTCCGTGGTCACGTTATAGACGACAATAGATTCCACTCATGTGGCGGATTTGGATCAGCTACCGATACTAGTCTTGCGGATTCTGTGTGCATAAAACTTGTAACCAACACTGCCCAAGGTGTGTTAGCGGATAATTATGCCGGTGATATCAGCATTAAAAATAACAAATGCGACAATGGGTGCTTCCAATTCTTCCTGGGCCACTTCGGTAGAGGGAGCATCATGTCCTGCAATGACATATTCCGCTGTGGTGGATCATTATCAGTGATGATTAAAATCGACAATACCGCTACATCATCAAATACTGACTATGATAATTTTGTATTGATAGGCAATACTATAGCCTCGGACGCGGCAAGCACCAACCCGCAGTCCTTCCCTGATTATGCATTATGGATGACAGGAGTGAGAGGCGGCGTTGTGTCTGGTAATGCCTTCGGTAAGCTATATAAACATGGCCTTGTTATGGAGAACTGTGCAGACATTGTACTAAACGCAATTCAGTTAAAAAACCCAAGCATGAGTGTTGCATTTGGTGGCTCAGCTTATAATGCAGTGGAAATAATAAGCGGTGGTAACAATATTCAGATTCTTGGTCTGAATGTTCGAAACTCACAGTCATCAACTCAGATTCAGTTCGTTATCAATAACGCAAGCGCAACGAACGTAATGGTTGATAACATACAGGCTAATGGATATATCTCGATGATTAACGAGGGCTCATCAGCTAGAACTCATGGCATTATCAATTTCGGAGGAAACAGGAGAAAAGAAGTCTTTGCTACAACGGTAGCTGGAATACCCTCAACAATTAATTATTCCGTAGGCGATATTTGCTGGTTTACGACACCTCCAGCCTCTGGAACAGCCTACGCTGGTGCTATTTGCGTCACTGCTGGCAATGGATCTGCTGCTGTGTGGCGTAACTTTGGTGCATTTGCTTAAAAGAAATGGGGCGTTCGCCCCATTTCTATCAGTATTTTCCGTGGAAACTTATAACTAAAATATTGTCTCTCTTATGGAAAGAATAGTCTCGCCTTACCAGGAGAGCTTTCCCACTAGATATATCTGATGCATATTTTTGAGACAATCCAGCTCTAGCATTGGTTACACCATATTTACCTAGTTGAAAGTATGACCAGTACCAATCATTGTTCAAATATCTCAAGATAGCATCCTTCATGGCAGGGTATTTTTTTAAAACAATGGCAACCTGCTGAGGATAGTCCATATAGCCATTAGTCTGTATTTTCAATTGTCCAAGTGGATCGATAGTTGATAAATCATTTGCAATGTTTACTGCAACATAATTTTCATATTCGTCCTGAAATTTCAAGGCATTTCCGTATGAGAATGAGTAAACATACGAGAAGGCAATAAATAGTATTGCAGGAACCAGTGATGCTCTGTTGAATCTATCATGCATGAAAAGTATAGCCATCATCAAAAAAATGAAAGCTGAAAATGATACAAAGACACGAGGCGATGCAATTGGGTAAACCAATAGGCACATATGAATAAATGTCAAAGCGAAAACAATGATCGGTGATGCCATAACCATAATTGAGCAGATTATAGCTATAGGTTTGTTTTTTTGTTTATTAAAAATACCGAATAAAATTGAGCCGAGGCTGGCAACTATGAAAAAAGCCACTAAAGCAATAGTAATGCTTGGTATGGAGGTCGCGTATTTCATTATCTTTTCAAGATAGATATGTACGTTCCGGGCAAATATATCAAACCCTTCCTTATTTAAAAGGATTGTTTGAGAGTGCTGCCAAGTATAACCATTGCTTTCCAGAACTGTCGCTGGTTTTATTACCTTGTCATACAATAAGTAACCTATTCCAAAGCACAACCCCCTCTCTACAATTCTCAAAAAGACAAATTTTAAATCTATTCCTTTGTTTATGTAACTAACTGATTCTATTACTGCTAAAGATACAAAAAGACCAATAGATGCTTGATATGAGCTCAAAGAAGCAATTACGGCTATAGTCGCTATTGTAGCTCTAGCGTATATGTTCGATATATTAATGTAAGCAAGCAATAAAACACATACACTAATCATCATAGGGAACGAATCATACTTATACGAAAGGTTCTCAAGATAAAATGGGTTAACTATGAATCCTAATGATGCGATAACCGTTATCAATATACCTTTCTTTGGAATGACAGATCTGACGTATGCCACGGAAGTAACAGAATACAAGGCTAACGCTAGCAGCAGAGGTAAGGGGGATATGTCTAAGTTAAGCCCTCCAAATGATAGAAACTTCATTATCATTTCTGCAAAAGGCCTACCATTACCTTTCCACCCATAATACCCAGTGGTAGTCCGACCCATGTCGTCAACGTACAGCCTGTCGGCCATGATTATTGGTAGTACATATAAAATGCACATGGAAAAGACAACGAAAATTGGCAATCGGTTGTTTTTAATGAACACTCCAATTCTATTGGTGGTCATTTTGTTTTCCTTTTTAACAGATATTTAGGTCTGTTCTTGACCTCTACATAAATCCTTCCAATATACTCCCCAAGCACACCTATACCAATGAGCTGAACGCCGCCCAAGAAAAGAATTGCCGTCATGAGTGACGGATAACCCGGAACGGGATTCCCCCATATCAGCTTATCTACAACCATCCATGCAGCATAGATAAATGCAAACATAGACACGCCAAGACCTATGTACGTCCATACTCGAAGCGGGAATGTTGAGAAGCTGGTGATACCTTCTAAAGCAAGATTCCAGAGCTTCCAGCCGTTGAATTTTGTGCTCCCTGCCACGCGCTCTGCTCGAGCGTATTCGACAACATCCGTACGGCCTCCAACCCAACTCAGCACGCCTTTCATGAACAAATTTCGTTCCGGCATGAGCTTGATATTTTCTACCACTTCACGGGACATAAGTCGGAAATCGCCAACGTTCTCCTCGATCTGCGGGTTACTGATCTTATTGTGCAGCTTGTAGAACCATTCAGCTGATTTACGCTTCAGGCGGCTATCTGTGGAGCGGTCAGAACGCTTGGCCAGCACCATATCTGCACCGGCTTGCCACTTCTCAATCAGGTGAGGGATGACTTCTATCGGGTCTTGCAGGTCAACGTCAATCGGGATAACGGCCTCACCGGTGGCATGGTCAAGTCCGGCGAACAGCGCAGGCTCTTTCCCGAAGTTGCGAGTGAATGACAGTGGAACCACGAGCGGATCAGCGATAGCAATCGCGTTAATGATGGATTCTGTAGCGTCTTTGCTGCCGTCGTTGATGAAAACTATTTCCACTTCATGTTGTTTAAGATCTTCAAATTCGCGCACGGTTTTATAAAAGATTGGAATAGCTTCCTCTTCATTAAATACCGGAACGACCAGAGAAATTTTCATTTCGCATCCCTAAAGACAATGAACTTTGAATAGATGAAACCGCACACCAGACTGATGGCGGAGAACACGATTAACGTGATGAGAGGCGCCAGGCCAGATTTGTCTGCCGCCCAGCCAACCGCAGCGCTAAGCGTACCCATAAAGCCGACATACAGCATGTAGCGCAGGGTCGTGGTTGATGACTTAAAGGTGAATCTGGCATTTGCGAAGAAGCTAAACGATACAGCGACGATGAAACCGGCGAGGTTACCAAGCGCCTGACCTGTATGAAATACGTAGATGCATATGGCGAACACCACCCAATGAATGAGGGTGTTGATTACACCTATCGATGTGTACCTGGCGAATAACTTTAACATTATAGAAATCAGTGAATTCGGAAAGGTCTGAAGTGTAGCACCACAAACGCTATTGATCGACACCGTAAATAGATAATACTGTATGCATGTACAGTTAAAATCAGAGGTGCATTATGGGGTTTCCATCGCCAGCAGCAGACTACGTTGAAGAACGCATATCGCTCGACAAGCGCCTTATCGCGCATCCTTCAGCCACGTACATGATGATAGCCGGCTCTACATACCTGCGCGCAGGAATTATAGAGGGCGCTATGCTAATCGTTGATGCTGCATTGCAGCCAAGGGATGGTTCGTTGCTTGTATGTGCTGTAGATGGAGAATTCAAGTTTAAGCGATACAGAACTCATCCTGAGCCCTATCTTGAGAATCTGGAGAACGGTAGGCGTGAGAGGCTGCGCAAGGTTGGTGAGATATCAGACGACGACAAGCCGATATTCGGAGTCATCACGTACATCATCAATGATGCGCGATCGGGTGAGTTCGACGACTGCCCAGTGATGTAATGGGGCATGGATGGGACACAAAACAGCACTCGCTCTAAGGTGAACTTAGACGACTGACGTTTTCGACGACTCTAACCATCTGTTATTTAGTGCGCTCTTGGACGATCTTTGTCGATTATGAAAAATGTATGCTCATATGATGGGGATGCAGGTCTAAGACCTGGACGATCTTCGCTGGCAGCCTTAGCGCTTTAATGCCACAATATTTTTTTCTTCGAATGCAGGAAAGATGATGAAAAAAATAGCAATTGCTGGCGCGCTGCTGGCACTCACCGGGTGCGTACAGGTAGATAGCTACAAGGATGTGATTAAACATCCTGTTCCGGCACATCTGGCGGGATACTGGCAGTCAAAAGGGCCGCAGAGCAAAATGGTCAGCCCGGAGGCGATTGCCACGCTGGTGGTGACGGAGGAGGGCGATACGCTGGACTGCCGTCAATGGCAGCGTGTGATTGCCGTGCCGGGTAAAATCATGCTGCGTTCAGACAGCTATTACAACGTGACCAGCAAGCTGGATATCTACCCGCTGGAGCGCGATGGCTCGGTGCTGGAGTATGATGGCATGGAGCTGCAGAAGGTCGATCGCCCAACGGTGGAGTGTGCCGATTATCTGAGCAAAAATCCGCTGGAAAGTAAGCTACCGTAG